CTCCGGGTCGTCTACGTGTTCGCAAACGTTATACAGAAAAATCTCATCATAACCCACCTCATCAACGTCTTCGCCCTTCTTGATCTCCCATTCAATGCCGGCACAATCATATCGGGCGTACACCCAGTCTGGAAATGTAAGGGGGTCTACGACCTTGCCCCTGACGTTCTCGCACTTCAGCAGGAGGGAGCAAGGCCCGCCACCAATATCAAGTACCGACGCCCCCCGCATATCAAATCTGTAAGGGGTCTTTACGTCAGGGGCACGCGGCAGCCCCATCTTCTTGGCGTAGACGAGTTGCTTTTCCTCCTCGTAATAGGAATTGACACAGTTGCCCCACCAGCTAGACTCCCACTCCTGAGCTTGCGACCAGGGCGATTCGGCACTCTCATCCAAGTGCTTGGGCAATGATGGCCCACGCTCCACGCTCTTTGATTTCATGTTCCCAAATCTCCATGAGTTCGTAGCCGTTCTCTTCAGCCCATTGCGCTTTTTGGGCATCGCGCTTTTGTTGTTCGGGCCGCTCAGGGCCATGCCAGTAGTCGCCCTGCACCTCTATCAGCGTATGGGGTGGGATGAATTCATCATAAGTGCGGCTGTAGCCTTCAGGGCGGTATTGGGTTTGGTGCTCTATGCCCACAATGTTGAGGGCTGCCGCGACTTGGTGTTCTATTGAGGTGGGGGATTGGAAAACGCCATCCATGTCCCCCCGCGCCCATTGTGCTTTCGCGGACTCAGAGTGCTTGCGGCGTGTTTCTTCGGTGAAAACGCCGTCCCAGCAACCGCGCGCATGGGCGGCCTTCATCGCTTCAGATAGCTTGCGGCGCCACGCCTCTGTGCGCATATCATCAAAGGCCCCGCGTGCGTACGCGGCCTTTATTGCCTCAGAGTGCCCATCACGGCAACCTCGTGCCCAGTCGGCCCTCCTCGCACAAGATTTACAACGTGTAGCTCTTCGGCTGATGGGTGTCCCGCAATCGAGGCACTTATTTTTCTTGGGGCTCTTTCTGTAGTGTTCTCGCCAATGGCACCGCGTGCACAATCCTCTACCCCTATGCCGGGTCGTCGTCGTCCCGCACTCCTGACAACAATCCCAATTTCGTGCCCATTGCCCATCCTTTAGCATTTCTGCTCCCCCAAAAAAGGCAAGCCCCCTCCAGCCCGGCGGTGTCTGTTGCTAGACAAGCACCAGCTTTTAGGCTGTCAGGGGCACGTATAAAGAAAAATCCGCCCTCTCTGGTATGGCTTGCCTAGCGTCTTATATTATACCACACTTTCCACAATTTGTCAAGTTTTCACCATCGCGCTCCAAGCTCTGCACGAGCCAAAGCCACCTCAACCAGCGGGCCAGGCATCCCTGGGGTGATGGTCAGCGTGTATTCATCGAGCGAGAAGTTCGTCTCCTGCACCCAAAATGTCCTCATGGAGTCGAGCATGGGCATTTCAAGAAGGGCATCTTGAGGAACGAGGTCGTCGATCATAAGAATGTCCCCGGCCCTCACGTGCCAAAGATCCTGAGTCACTCTCTGCTTGTCCTGGATTCGGTCGGTGATGACGATATTGGCAGACTGCGGCGGAGTTGGGCTATGATCAGCAAGGTAGGCGTCACGGGCACTGACAGAGGTCTCTGTGCCCCCTTCGCCCATGCTTACGGAGATTTCACGGGTCAGGTCCCAATCATCCTGGCTGTCAGTGTCGTCTTTGTAGTCCGTCGCCACCCGCATCCCGTCATACGTATTATAGATCATTCTCGCCGAATTCCACATCCCCCCCAGCGACCGCCGCAGGGAGAAGCCCCCCGCGTCTGCCAGGTCCTGTTTCTTGATGTGCCAATCTGGTTCGGTGTAATTGATCTTCTTTTGCTGGAAGTAAGGGACTCTACCGTTCCAGATTGCGAAGAACCAGGGTATGTTAGTGTACTCAGAACTAATGTTCCCCAGCCTAGTAAATGCGTCGCCCGGCCTGGTATTGTCGGTGAAGGTTATGGGTGCCACGTTGAAGTAAGTCGTGTCAAGGTGGGAGAAGTCGCGGTGAACCTTGGGGCAGTGACCCTCTATGATATCTCTAATGATACTTTGGGCTTCGTGGGTTCCAGCTACATAGCTCGTCGTGTCATTGAACTCTTCGTCGAAGGTGCTAGAGTAATACCCATAGAATGTAACATTTACCCCCGAAGGTGTTAGCTCCACGTCTTCCAGTCGGCCTTCCCAGACCGATGTGATGCCTTCCAAGATTTCCAGGTGGTAGCCGAAGAAGTCGTGATACCATGGCCAGCCCGTTATCCAGTCGCAGGGATAGGTGAAGCTACACGTTGCAAACCCGCCCGGCATTTGAGTACCCATCTGGAAGTTGGAGATGTTACGGGCGAGCAGGTTGGGAATGGCTACCGTGGGTTCTGTAAGATTTCTAGTGTAGAGAACTGCCGTTAGTTTTGCCACTTGACAAAATCCTGAAAGTGTGGTATAATATAGGATGTCAGCACACAAGCCATTGGTGGTTCTTTTTGTTTATCATGCCCCCTGCGGGATGGTTGTGTGCTGACAAAACACCGCCTTTCCCAATGGGGGCTCCTTGTTTTAGAAAGAGACTATGATGCCTGTAACTGTATGCTGACATCTATCTTACAAGGAGGAATCTAGGACGATATTCAAGGAATACTGTCAAGCCATCTCCCAGCAGATTATAGCCGATGTCCGCCTTGAATAAATAGTCTCGATAGTAGGGTGTAGTATTTGACCAGGTTGTAGTGTCGCTATCATACCAAGCTGCACCACCATCATCATAGCCCCCAGACAAGGAACTAGCCCAAGCGATATAGTTGGTAGCATCTAGGGCGCCCTGGTCTGACGTGATGACGAGATGGTACTGAGTGCCGTCACCAGTCAGCGTAGGGGCAGTTCCAAACACGAAAGGCACCCATTCCCAGCTATCTTCGATGGTTGCCATCACCACAGCCCCGCTTGTGCCATTCGCAATGGGTGTTTTGTCTGGTAGCCCGCTGCCATTGTCTCCCTGAATCTCTAAGGTTATTTCGCGGGCGCCGGGCGAACCGAACTTTTTCATGTACAACCATATTGTTTTGGGAGTACAAGTAGTTTCAGCCTTTATACCTTGCCCCAACTCTGCAATTGCATTGCCTATCCATAAACCCTTATAGAAGTCTCTTGAGTCTTCGTTGTCAAAATCAAGAAACTTGCGCCTATCCACATTGAACGCGAACCGTGCCCGCGTATTGGGCTCCAAGTAGGGATAATACCCCACGTAGCGCATCCCTTCTAGGCTATCTGCTGTACCCAAGGCAGAGTTTTGTACGTAGAATTGCGGCAAGTCATCAATAGACCCAATGCTGGTAGGGTAGACGCTCATGGTGTAGCCTAGATACGATGCGATACCCATACTATCTACTGGCACCAACCAGATGTAGTCAATGTCTAGCGAACCAGACCCAAAGGTATAGTATCGAGAGCCTATTGCGAATCTATCAACATATTCACCGTCGGGCACACTGATGGGGGGGATGGTCACCGTACCTAAATTCACCATACCCCATTCATTCATACTGAGATCGGTAACTATCTCTCTATCGTCCCAATCGGGCCACCAATTACTTAGCTTGGGGCCTACTTGAAGCTTGTATTGCTCGCTACCGTTAATACGTACCCGTGCATAGACATAGTAAGTGCCCTTGTAGGTTTCTTGAAGCTCTAGCGTCCCTTGTCCATACGCCTGCCCAATAATCCAGAGATCACCCAAGCCATACCAGCCGGCACTGGGAGATGTCACCCGCCAATGATAACCGCCTGAGGCAGAGGCATCGCTTTCTTTTGATTGATTCCCACCGAGGCTTATATCTTCCATCTCCCAGAAGGGGTCAAACAGGTCGGCGTAATCATTCTGCTGTACAGCCCAGCGCAGCTTCCGCCCCACTGATGCCGTCGCGTGCTCTATCCGCAACATACATTGTGCTGGAATATCCCCTGGAACATCGCAGACATCCCAATATGAAACATCCCCCGCGTCATCGTCGCTATGATTCACCAGCCCCTTATAGCCGCACCAGCCCGCAGGCGCAGTGGTGTTCTGCCCGATGTACGCCCCGTCCGCGAAGCCGTCTAAGTTGGTGGCCCCCGATTGGCGGAACTCAATGTACACATTGTTATCATTAGTATTGGTAAAAGTCAATGTGCCACGATTCCACCCAGCAGCCGTAGTCGTGGTTGATGCCAGCTCGCCGTTAACATCCCCCCACACCCGAATTTCCATCGTCCCTTCACGCACGTACGTCCAGAAGGTCGCTGCGTAGTCGGTGCTGGCAGAAATGTCAATGGTGTCGGACTTAGCTCCGTCGTTGGCAGCCGCCCCCACGATCTTCAGGCTGCGGATTCCGTACTTGCGGTAGGCAGTGTCGCGGCTAAGAGTGGCGGTGCCGACCAGGCTCCAGTAGTCGGGCGTTCCATCCCCGTTGGTGTCCTGCTGAAAGCTGGCGTTTTTGCACAGGTTCTGAAGCGTTACCTCAG